GTGGTAGGCGATTTGGGGGCCCACGTCGCTCTCCATGATGGCCATGGTAAGCTCGGGGGTGAGGTCCACCTTGGCGGCCGAAACGACGGCCTGCCAGTCGGTGAACTCCTTGGTGACCTCCGCGACACGCGTGCTCCAGGCGTCGGTCAGGGTATTCATGTACTCCTGGTCCAGCTTGGACAGCGTGCGGGTGGTCTTGTCCTCCATCGCCTTGTACGGGGCCAGCTTCTGGCGGAGTTCCGCCATGGCCGCCCGGTACTCGTCCTCGGTTTTGAAGTCCGAGGGCTTCGGGGGTTCCTCGCCGGTAATTTCGCGGATTAGTTCGCGCGTACCGCTGGCGTCCTTCTCGGCGTGCCGGCGCTGGGCCGTAATTTCGCTGAGACGCTCCTGGTAGCGGTTGCGCTTGGGACGCGCCGGCTCCTCGGGCTTCTTTTCCCCGTCGTTTTCCTTGCCTTTTTCCCCCTCCGCGGGGGCCGACTTGTTCTCCTTCTCGGGTTGTTCGTTGACCTTTTCCGCGGCTTCCTTCTCAGGGGCCGGGGTTTCGGGGAGCACGGGCTGCTGATTATCCTGATTTTCACTGGACATTGGGGTCTCCAACGGATTGTGCCGATGCATCGGGCATCGTACCGGCCCCCGGGTCATTCGCGGGTCCCGGCGGGGGTAAATCCGGGGTCGCGGGTTCATTTCCGGACGGCGGCAGGGCCATCTCGGCAAGTTGGTTGACGGCGTCAATCAGGTGCATGACCTGCTGCTTTGTCGCCTGAATTTCCTGGGTCAGGGCGTCCACGACGCTGCCCTCGGCCTTCTCGGCGTTGAGGCCTTGCGCCTCCGCCTTGGCAATTTCAAGCTCGACCTTGGCGCGGGATTCCTGCTCCTTGATGTCCAGCTCACGGGACTTGAGCTGGAGCTCGCCGTCCTTGTTCTTCTGGGCTATTTCGAGCTCCTTGGCCTTGGCGGACACCTCGTCCAGCTGGGCCTTGAGCTCGTTGATGATGCCCTCGGCGTGCTTCTCGAACGCGTCGAGCTCGGGGTTGTCCTTCTCCTCGCCCTCCTCGGCGGCGATGACCTCGGGGGGCAGGGTGGCCTTGAACCGCTTGGCAACCTTGTCGCGGTTCTTGATGTCCATGTTCTCGACCAGCACGTCCATGAGGAGCGCGCCGGCCTGCGGGTTGGCCCCGATGATGTTCGAGAGCTTCTCGACGGCCTGCTCTCGGCGGGTCTGGTCGCCGGCGCCCACGTCCACCTCGATGCCATACTTGCCGGTGTTGAGGTCGAGGAACTTGGTCTCCCCGCTCTTTTCGTCCTTAAATTCCTGGTTGATTTTGATGACCTTGGCCACGCCGTCCTCGCCCAGGACCCGGAGGGCGTAGGGGGTGTCGATGATGTGGCAGTGCAGGTCGACCAGGATGCGGCCGGCGTGCTTCAGGGACATGGAGGCGTTGTCGATGAAGTCGTAGGTGGCGATGTTGCCCTGGGCCTGGCGGGCCAGGATGGCCTTGCCGCTGGTCTCGTTCGACTGCGCGCCCAGGGAGGGGTCGTAGAGGCTGGAGGTGGTCTTGACGTCCTCGGACGCGACCATCATGTAGCGCTCGATGGTCGGGTCGCCGGAGGAGTGGTCCGCGCGCTGGGGCGGCGGGAGCAGCTGGCCGCCCAGGGTCTTGGGCTTGTACAGCAGGACCGGGATGTTCTTGACGTTGGCTTCCTTCCAGAACTTCTGGTAGGGCTCCGTCTGGCCCTCGGCCGCGACCCAGGGGGCGATGGGTGCCAGGGCGATGCGCTCCACCATCTTGGACGACATGTAGTTGTACATGCGGTTGGCGTCCTTGGAGTTGCGCGTGATGCCGCGGAAGTCGAGCTTGCCGTCCACGAAGGACTCACGGCCCCAGATGGGGACGACGGGGATGAAGCGGGTGTTCAGCTCCTGGATGGGCTGGTCGCTGTACTCGCCCTGGATGAGCTTGCCGGCGCAGAGCTTGGCCCACTTGGCCACCGGCCGGCAGGTCTTGCGGTCCGCCTTGATGAGGCCGGACGCCTTGAGGTTCGCCAGAATCATCTGGTCAACGCTGGAGCCGAGGAACTTCTTGCCGTCGGCCAGCTGGTAGAGGCGGTCGTCGACGTCCTCAATCCAGAACAGCTCACCGACCCGGATGCCGTCGCCGTTCCGCCAGACCTTCATGCGCTCGCCCTGGGGCAGGGAGTCCTTGGGCCGGACCCCCAGGCGCTCGGCGGCGGCCTCGGAGATTTCGTCCACGATGGACACGATGCGGGCGTCGCTGCCGTCCACCTCGTGGGAGTCGGGGTCCCACATCACGGACAGGGGGTTGCGGATGCGGCGGACGCGGGCGACCTGCTGGAAGGAGTCGAAGTCCTCGTACTCGGTGTCGACGCGGAAGAAGCCGAAGCCCGCGCGGACGGCGCACTCGAACGCCCACATGTAGGCGAAGCGGGCGTTGGACTGGTACTCGACGTCGCGGATGAGGTGCAGGTGGGCCTCGGCCACGTCCGGGTCACCGTCGTCCCCGACCGGCTTGACGTTGATGGCCAGCTTCTGCTGCTTGGCCTCGTTGACGATGCGGCGCACGTTCGGGTCAATCTTGTTCACGACGAGCATGGGGCGCTTGCTGTCCGCGGCCCGCTCGTTCTTAACGTCGGTGGGCCACATGTCACCGTGCGAGAACGAGTTGTCGTCCTCGTAGTTCTTGCGGATGTCGCTGAAGAAGTCCTCCGACTTCTTGAAGGCGTCCTCGAACAGCGCGACGGCGTCCTTCTCGTCACGAACCTGGTTGCTCACGCGCCCATCCAGCTGTTGGAGGACGGCATGTACAGGCCCGGGGTGCCGTCGTCATCGTTGTCCTTGACCGGGGCCAGGTTCGTCGCAATTTCCAAGGCGCCCATGATGGCGTAGCGGGTGGCGTCCATCAGATGGTCGTTCTTCTTGACAACCTTGCCCTTCTCGTCGCGGCGGTAGAGGCGCGCCTCGGCGAACCAGTCGCTGCAGGACGCGAACACCTTCAGGCGGCCGGTCGCGAGCCGCTGCCACATCTCGAGCAGGCCCGCCTCGACGGCGTTGTTGGCGTTCACCAGGTTCAGGCCCTCGTCGAGGTAGATGTCGATGACCTTCTTGCCGTCCACCTGGCTGCGGCCGTTGGCGGCGGGGTCGATGGCGCCCGGAATCCAGTCGCCCGGGGCCTTGATGGCCTTGGCGTGGACCGTGGGCTCCACCTCACCGCGCTTGTAGGTGCGGTAGACGTACATGACGTCCGTGTCGCGGTCATGGGCAATGTGCGCCGCGGCGGTCCAGTTCCAGCCCACGTCCATGCCGAAGTTCTTGAACCAGTGCGCGGGCACCGGAAAGTCCAGGACCTTGTAGTCGTCCTCGGGGATGGGGAGGATGGCGCCGGCGCCGAGCTGCGGGATGCCCTTGGAGCGGGCGTCGCGCTGGAACGGCGGGATGCTGGCGAGCAGCTCCGCCTTCTGCTTGGCGGACAGGTGGGGGACGTCGTCCCAGGTCGCCATGACCACGAACTTGTTCATCGGGTGGACCTCGGCCAGGTAGCAGTCGTAATAGTCGCACTCCTCGAGGCCGACGTACAGGCTCGGCGCGACCCAGGGGCGTTCCCACGCGGGGCCACCGTCGCGGGAGGTGTCGGGGTCGACGTGGACCGGGGGCAGGTGGAAGACGGGTTGGAAGGCCTCATGCCGGGTCCCCGTGGGCGCGCACGCCAGGGTCCAGGTCAACGCGACCAGGCAGCCGGCCGTCCTCCAAAAACGACATAACGACATCAGACATCCCCATGAGCGGCGTGAAGGTGAGCACGACGAGCCCGTCGGTCGTCATGGTGCGGAGCAGGCACTCCGTGTAGATGTCGAGCGGCGGCTCCTCGTCTAGCCATACGTAGTCCATCTCATCGCCCTGAAACGCCTGCCGGCGCTGGTCGTAGGACTTGAGGAAGAGGGTTGAGACGCCGCCGGCGACGTGCTGGACGTAGACGACCTCGAAGGCGTCGGGCACGCCGGTCTTGGGGCGCTTGTCCACGATGGCGCCGCCGGGGACCAGGCCGGTGCCGAGGTCATGGACGGGGCCGAGAAGCTTCCCCTGAATGATGTCGCGGGTGGTCTTGGCCGTGTCGCCCGCGGCGGTCGCGACGACGGGCTTGTCGAAGCGGCGGCCGGCCCACCAGTGGGGGTAGTTGCCGGTGAGGTGGCAGACGAGCTCGTAGCCGCCGGCCACGGTCTTCCCGACGCGGTTGCCCGCCATGAAGCACCGCTCACGGTATTGGGTGCCGGCGGCAAAGAACTCGAGGTGGCGCGGGTAGAGCTCACGGCGCAGGCTCCCCGTGTCCGGGAACATCCTGTTGTGCAGGTTCTTCCGGCGCCGTTCCCTCTCCGCCAGGAGTTCCTCCATCGTCGGAAAGTTCGCCAGCAATTGCGATAAGCTGCTCGAGCTTGTCATCGGGGAGCTCCGGCAGCTTGCTGAAGTTGATGGGCTTTGACGTGCCGTTCGCGGTCTCCCCGCCGTCGATGGCCTGGGGTTGCTTCCGGTGCAGGTACGGGGCGGCGGCCTTGGCGCAATCCGACCGAAGCATCTTCGGGTTTTCCTTGTCGAGCATCTCCCGCACGAGCCACTCGAGGGGCGTCGGGTCGCCCGATTCCTCGAGCTTGCGCAACAGCTCGTCCGCCACGTTCCGCGACACGCGGTTCGTCTTGTTGAGGGCTCCCTTTGGGCGGCCGGCGGGACGGTGGCCAGGTTGAAAAGGCAATGAGAATCGACCTATTAATAAATATACGCACTTTGCGCGCAAAAGTACACACAAAAGCGCGTCACGACAAAACTTGCGACAAAAGGGAAACCGGGGTTCGCCCTCACGCCGCTTGTCGCGAAAGTACTTGTTCAAACAACCAATGTAGGGCCCCTATGCCCTTTCCTATATAGGAAGATATTAAATTATAACTTTAAGTATAAGTAGATTTAAAATAATGATTTAATAAGTCCCTATATAGCTTTAAAAATGAGGGGGCCCTATATGCCTTTTTGACAAATAAGGGTCAAATGTCCGCCGTGCATGTCGCAATGACCACGTTGCGACACCTTTTGGCCACACCTTGTGGTATATTATCTACATGCGAACGCCCATCCGTAAAACCTACCTGTCCCTCGACACCGTCGCGCACATCAAGCGCCTCTTCCCCCGGCTCCAGGACTTCTGGCGCCAGCACGTCGACCGCCAGGACATGTCCATGCCCACCTTCTACAGCATCATGCGCGGCGAGCCGGGTAGCGACGAGCACCTCGAGGTCATCGAGCGCGCCTTCTCCGACTGCCTGGCCAGCGACGTGACCCTGGCCCCCGACTCGCGCGCCGTGGCCGACCTGCGCCGCTGCGTGACGCCCTGGTGGCTGCGCGCCTCCCAGGACGACTGGGATAAGGAGGCGGGCCACGCCACCCGCGTCGCCACGTCCGCCCAGTTCGACACCATCCGCGCCGAGCTCATCCGCCTCGGCATCCTCGACGCGCACGGCTACCCCATCAAACGCCAGGAGGTCCCCCGGTGAACCCGCACAACTACCAGATGCCCCTCGACTACTACCAGAACCTCATGGAGGTCGCCGGCCTCGCCGCCCTGGCCTTCCGGGGCATCACCCTCCGCTGCCACGGGGTCGACGTCACGCCCAACGAGGCCCTGCTCCTCGCGCTCGGCGGCCACGTGGCCCGCTACAACGCGCCCGCTGACACCCACGACCTCGACCCGGACTGCGTGCCCGGCTGGGCCCTGCACGTCCAGGCCGTCATCCCGCCCGGCATGGCCACGTCCCTCGCCGTCCTGCTAAGAAGCCTCCAGCAGCGCCACATGGCCAACAAGCTGGCAAGCGCGGGACTTCGCGCGGCCCCCACGCCGCCGTCGACGTTCCCGCCCAACAACCCGGGCCCCGGGCAGACGACGGTCCACATCACAGACCCGTGCGACCCCCACTGGACCCCGGCCCAAATCTCCGAGGCCCTCGGCCAGCCCCCGCGGGGTTGCACCTGCGCCGCGCACTGGAAGGCGTTCAAGACGCACGCCACGCGCTGCCCGCTGAACGGGAGGGCCTGACCCATGCGTCGCAACCTGCCTCTCGCCGTCGGCGCCGCGCTCACCCTCATCGGGATGTTCGGCCTCGCGTTTTGCGTCGTGCTCGCCCTCTCGCTCCGGTGGGGGCTGTCGTGAGCGCCGTCTTCGCCTTTAAGCTCGGCGCCTTTGCCTGGCTGCTCATCGCCATAATTTACGCCGCGCGCAACGACGTCGACCACCTGATGTCGGCCCTGTCCCTCAGCCTCGAGTTCTACTTCGTCGCCCTCTTCGTCAGAAAGGACTGACCCATGTTCGCCACCACCAAGCTCATCCTCATCCTGGCCGTGGTCATCGTCGTCGGCCACCTCATCCAACACCGTGAGGCCGCGCCGTGATAACCAACTGGCTCCTCCTCAACCAGGGCACCTTCAACCGCCTGCTGTCCGCGCACATCGAGTTCCTGGTGTCCTACCGGGCGCCCACCCCGGTCTCGACCTTCCTGGTCTACCACAAGCTCGAGCGGTGGGGCGCGTGAACTGCCACGTCAGCCGGTCCTACCACGTGAACGACGTGTGCCTGTACCTGAGCCACCAGGGCGCGCCGACCGGCCTGTGTGCCGTCTGCGGGAAGCTGAAGCTCCTGCCCTGGAAGCACAACGTCGCCTTCCGCGTCTACCAGAAGGCCAACCAGGAAAGGTGCTACATCGAGGTCACGCCGCGTTCCTGGCTGCACGGCGGCCACCAGGCCATCAACATCTCATACCCGGAGCCCATCAAATGACCGTCCTGGCAGCAGACCTACCGCGGCCACCGCTTCGAGTTCCACAACCCCAAGGCGCGGATGGTCGACGTCGGCGACATCGCCCACGCGCTCAGCCTCCAGTGCCGCTTCAACGGCCACGTCCGGGAGTTCTACTCCGTCGCGCAGCACTGCGTCCACGTGTCGGGCATGCTGCCGGACCACCTGGCCCTGGTCGGCCTGCTCCACGACGCGTCGGAGGCCTACCTCGGGGACCTCATCACCCCGGTCAAGGCCATGGTGCCGCAGTTCAAGGTCCTCGAGATGAAGGTCGAGCAGGCCGTCGCCGACCGCTTCGGCTTCGACTCGGACCTGCTTGACCACCCGCTGGTCAAGCACGCGGACCACGTCATGCTCGCGACCGAGGCCAGCCAGCTGCTCGACTGCCCGCCCCGCGGCTGGGACCTCCACGTCGCGCCGGCCAACTTTACCCTCGCCCCGCTTGGCCCGGCCGAGGCCAAGAAGCTCTTCCTCACCCGCTTCCAGGAGCTGTACCATGGCACCTAGCGCCTACATGAGCATCCCCCACCCCAGCGAACCGGGCGTCCGGAAGGCCCACCCGGGGCTCAAGGACTACCCCAAACTCACGGTGACCGTGCGCCCGGGAACCGGGCCCAACCTGGCCATCCTGGAGGCCTGCGCCGTCGGCGACCGGAAGTCCGTGGCCGTCGTGTACAACGTCGAGTTCGACAGCTACACCGTCTGGTGCCTGCCGCGCGACCGCGAGCCTAAAGAAGCTTAGGCTATTAACTAAAAATTCCCAACTTGTCGCGTTGTTTTGCCGTAAGTGGAACTATTAGTTCCACTTATTGCGCCACTTCTTTTCCAAAAAGTGGTGTACGCGGGACCGGAATCGGGGTATATTATAGATATGAATAACGAACGCGTCAACCTGAACAACTACAAAGACCAGACCATCGCGACCCTTAGCGCCCTGGTCCCGAATATCTACAAGTCCCACCCGCTCTGCATCCAGAAGGACCTGCTTATCCGCGCGGCCATCCGTGCCGGCAAGCTGGAGGTACGTTAACATGGACACCAACTTCCAGGCC